GCGACAAAATCGCAATCCTCGAAATAGCAGGCGCGATCGATGCCGGCGGCACCGATCAGGACGTGCGCCGCGCCGGTGCCCGACGAGCCGAGGTCGGCCACGAAACGGCAGCGCTCGAACGTGAGCCGCGGTGCCCCGCCGGCGATTTCCAGCGTGTAGTTGGTGGCGTTGCGCTGAAGGGTATCAGCACCGAACACGCAATCCCGCCAAGTTGTCTCGCCGGTGCTGTTGTTGAATTGGAAGGTGCGCGCGCCGGTCTGGTTGGCGGTGCCGGTGGTGACCGTGCTGTCGCCGAAACCGAGGAACTCGACGTTGCTATAGGTCTGGCGCCCACCTTGGTCCTGCCAGCAGATCGGCGTGGTCGAGCCGGTGACCGGGAAGCCGAAGAACGTGCCGAAGTTGGCGAACAGGCAGCCGTTGGCGGTGACCTGGACGAGCGGGCCGAATGCCGCGGTGCCACCGAGCGGGCTGATGCGCGCGCGCTTGCCCTGCTTCATGGGGGAGCACAGACCGACCAGGTGCGTGTCGTTGCTGCCCCATACCAGCGGTGCCGTGGTGTGCACCGTACCGGTCAGGAAGATGACGTCGTTGTTGCCGGGGGTCGCTGCGGCCACGGCCTGCGCCAGCGTGTTGAAGGGCTGCGATGCCGTGCCCTGGCCGGCGACGACGCCCGGCGTGGTGGTTTCCTGCACGAACCAGTAATTGCCGGTGAACGGCAAGAGGCCCGACACACCGAATGTCGGGATGCCGAGCGAGGAAACGCCGTTCGGGTAATTCGTGTATCTTGCCATCGTCGCCTCCGTGTCGTGCCCCCGCGATTTGCACGCGGGCTCAACCGTCTTGGGACACAGCGGCCCTCAGAGGAGCCAGAGCGCGGATGACTGGCGCGGCGGCAGGATAGGGGAACGGCGCTCGGCGGGCAAGCGATTGGTGGCGCGGGGATGGATTCGAACCATCGTGCCCATTCGGGGGCGGATTTACAGTCCGCCGGCTTCAGCCTCTTGCCTACCCGGCCATCATGCGGCTTTTCGCGTTCGCTCGAACCGAATGCACCAAGCGTCGGCCGCGATCGGACGTTTCACGCTTTCGCACCCGTCCGGCGGCAGAAAATGCCGGCACACGCCGCAGCGCTCCGCCTTGGTGCCGGGGCTATAGCGGACCTCGGCGTGCGTCGCTTTCAGGTATTGCGGGCGATCAGGCATCGGCCAACAAGACGTCGATGGCAGCTCGCCACATGTCACTGAACGCGGGATGATCGTGCGGCCCTTCGCCATCTGCCCCAACCGCATAGGCGGCACCGATCATCGCCTCGGATGGTTCTCGCAGCGCCTCGAGCGCAGCGCGGGCCAGCAATTCCATCGCAATCTGCTGCTGGCGACCGAAGGCGGCGTCGTAATCGCGAAATGCTTCCAGCAACACCGGGTCGCTGCCATCGTCGGCAACACGGACGAGTTCGTAGACACATCCGTCATCGCGGAACTTGTTGGTGCGTCCGGCAACCCTCGGTGCGGCAGCGATCGCCCGCGCGACGTCCTCCAGCTTTGCCACAGCACGTCGGGCTGAGCCGGGAAGGTCATGATCGACCACCACGGCAAAACCGAGATTCTTGGCTTTCGCCATAACGGTGGCATCCTGCGGCAGCCTGACCGCGAAAATCTTCGCCGTGATTTCCTGAGATGTCTTCGGCTCAGGCGCCATCGCCGCCTCCTGTGCCGCCTGGAGCAGGTCCGGCGGCACATAGATGACCGTTCCCTGCACCACGCACCGCAGACCTGGCGCCGGCTCAGCAGTCCGGCCGCTCGGATAAATCACGCGGAAAACGGCGGGTTCGGACCATCCGTGCGCGGCGGCGGTGCCGACGGGTCGAAGAACAGGCGCGGCTGATGCTCCGGCGCCGCGAGACCGTTGACCGCTTTCACGCCGGCGATCGCCGCCTGCGCGTCGATCTGGCCCTGCACCTCGGCCGCGAGATCGGTCAGCACGCACGCCAGCACGCCGTCCTTGTAGATATGCCCCTCGTGGCCGTGGTCGTCGATGATCAGCACCATCGAGCCGGATTTGGCCTCGTCGATCGCCGACAGCGCTTCGGCCGCCGCGCGCTTTTCGAGGAAGCCGAAGTCGATGCGCAGGCCGGTCTTGTAGTCGATGCGGAGGATGTGCATGGCGGGTTCCTGACCATGTGAGAGGGCGACGCGGCACCGCAGCGCCGCGCCAGAGCAGCGATCAGTGGTGGTGATGGTGATGGTGGTGAACGCCGGGCCCCTTGTGCTTGCCCTCGGCGGCTTTCTCCATCGCCTTGCGGCCGCCCTCCGCCTTCGCCTTGCGTGGCTCGGCCTTCTCGCCCTTTTTGCCGGCCTTCGAATGCTCTTTGCGTGATTCGGCCATCGTTCAGTCCTTCCCCAAGAGGAATGATGTTTCATGTGAAACATCGCCGGGATGCGCGCCACGGCGGCGCGTGCCGGACGATAGGCACGAATTCGGCGGGAGTTCAAGGTTTCTGCTTCACGTACGGACTTGGGGGTCGTTGAATGCGCCGCTTCTTGTGCTTGCCGTTGTGCCTGATGCCGAGTTTCACGGCGGGCGGATCGAGCAGGTAATTGATCGCGCGCGCCAGCAATTCGGGGCTGTCGTCAAGGTAACCGATGGCGTGATTGCACATAGAGCAGAGAAGACCGCGGATTTCAGCGGCGGCGTGGTCGTGGTCGACCGCCAATCTAAACGCACGAGCCGCATTGGTGGATCGACGATGTTCGGGGCGACCGCAGATCGCACACACTCCACCCTGGCTATCCATAAGCCGCTCAAAGTCTTCGAGGGAGATGCCGTGAGACTTTTTCAGCCCCTCTCGAAGACTGTGAAATGGGTCACCGGCGCGGCGGCGGCGCTGATATTCTGCCTGCCATTCGCGGCCGCGGCGGCGGCGCTCATCATGATCCTTGTCGCGCGGCTCGCCGCCTTTGCTTTCTGCCCAGCCAGCATTTCCCGCGCCCATCGGCGCACTCTTGTCGGGGCGATGCAAGGTGTGCGCAGCCGATGGCCGATCCCCCACGTCTTTGACGAAGGACCAGAAATCAGTGTGCCACGCTTCGCAGACATCCGTGCCGTTGCGGCGAATTTGGGTCCAATATTTATAGAGCGGGTGGGCGGACCGATCGCCCCAATCTTTCGGGCGCGTTTGGTCTAAATGGCCGTGCCGCCTGAGACGGCGATAATGCAGATCACATACCCCCTGTCCGACTTGGGGCCGATCACATCCGAACGCTTTGCACAGACGGAGAGTTGGAACCACGAAATCCTCCTTTGACTAAGAGGATTTCATTGTCTCTCCGTTTGGTCCGACTGTCAAGCGTCAGATTAGCGAAACGTCAAACTCCGGGAGTGGCAAAGGCACCGCGCCAGTCCGACCAGAATGCCGAGTAGCGTTCATAGCACGCTGCCTTGGCGTTCTTGGTGTCGAAATCGTTATCCTGGTCGAATGAAATCCTATCACGCTCGAAGTATTGGATAGCCCTCGGGATATTTGTCCTGATGAACCAGGCCGTCGCGCTCGTGAAGTAGTGGTTGACCTTGATCCCCTTCGGAAACACGCCGGTCGCGCGCAGGACGTTGATCGCGTTGTTGGCGGTGTCGTTCTGGAGCACCGAGTGATAGATGCGGTTGGCGTCGAAGAAGAGCTGCGGCGGCACATGCAGGCTTTGCGGCAGCGCGCTGATCTTCATGCCGCGATTGTTGGTCGTCTGCATGATCTGGATGCAGAGGTCCTCGACCGCGGTTTCGGAAAGGTCGGCCGCGACGGTCAGCAGGTTCGACTGGTTGCCGCTCAGCGTCGGGTGCGCCGCCGAGAACAGCGGCACGCCGTCGGCACCGTTGTACGAGCCGGAGAAGCCGTTGTTGTAGATGCTGGCGAGGATGTTCTCCTTGGTCTGCCGCATCGAGAAGGCGAGCTGCTGCGCCCGACGCTTGCTGACGACCTCGTAGAGATCGTCGCGCAACTCTTCGAAGGTGACGATGTAGCCCAGCGCGTAGGCGACATGGGTGTAGCGGCTGACCGGCCCCTGCACTTCCGTGTCGTAGAAAATCTGGCTGCCCTGCGGCTTGACCGGGGCCAGGCCGAAGCCGGTGATCTCGACCTCTTCCTCGTACGCCTTGTCCGAGGTGTCGATCTCGAAGAGGTCCGGATACTCGGGGAGGTGCTCGTCGTAGCTCCGACCCCACCATGCCTTAATTCCCGGCCAAAGACTTTTGGGGTGGGTCCCTGTGGTGATTACGGCCATAACTTCCTATCCTTCTGCCATACAGGAACGCAGTCCCGCATACGCCTGGGGTGCGTCGGTTGCGATTTCGGGCCAATTGTGGTAAGAGAATGACGGGCCAGCGACGCGCTTCCAACGCTCCGCCGGCCCTGACCAGTCGATGCGAAGGAACCGCACCAGATGGCTACCAGCAATGATGCCCCGTATGTGATCTCTCGCCAAGCCGCCCGCGCGGCTGGTCAGTCGTGGTACTTTGAAAAACCGTGCCACCTGGGACATCGAGCGATGCGTTCGGTCTCGAACAAAGTGTGCGCCGAATGCCACCGACTGCGGGCGGCGCTCCGCCGCCAGAACGACCCTGAGCGTGACAAGCGAATCAAGGCGGCGTCCTACCAGCGGCACCGAGCCCAGGTGATCGCACATGTAGAGGCATACGTTGCGGCCAACCCGGAGAAGGTCCGCGCGCGGCGCCGCGAGTATCGCCAAACGAACAAGGAGCAGATCGCCGAGCGCATGAAGGAGTGGGCGAAGGCCAACCGCCCTCTGCTGCGCGTCCACGAGCGGCGCCGGCGTGACCGTAAGCGCGGCGCGACCGGATCGCACACCTTCGCCGACATCCAGGACATTGGCCGGATGCAGCGCTGGATTTGTGCGGCACCAGGCTGCACGCGCTCGATCGCGAAGAAATGGCACGAAGACCATATCCGGCCAATCGCGAAGGGCGGCTCGGACGACCGCCGCAACATCCAGCTGCTTTGCGCGCCTTGCAACCAGAGCAAGCACGCCCGCGACCCAATCGAGTGGGCGCAGTCGCTGGGCGTGCTGTTGTAGGGCGAGCGCCATCGGCTTTCAGATGCCGGTGAGATTCAGCATCTGGGCGAGGTTGATCTTCACCAGCCACTTGCAGTTGACGCCGATCGCGTTATCGACCTCCTGCAACGCCTGGATGATGCGAAGCTGCCCGGTGTTGGTGGTCTCCAGCACGCTGCTGTCGATCTGCCACCCGCTGAAGCCGGTGACGGTCGAGCCGGTGCCGGCGATCAGGTTGGTGTTTCGGCCCGCGGCACCCGAGACCAGCGAGCCTCCCGTGCCGCCGCCGCCGACGCTGTTCTCCTGGATCTTGAACAGGACGAACGGGTCGTCGATCACGTCGATATAGGCTGCCTGGCCGGCGGCCAGGTACGGCGTCTGGCTTTGCAGCAACGTGATCGGCTGGATGCCGGCGTTGTTGGTGATGCCCTGGAAGACGCCGCTGATATAGCCGCTGGCACCCGCTGCCGCGATCTCCAGGACGGGGATGCCGTTGCCATCGGACGAATTGGTCACGCCCAGCAGCGGGTCACCGAAGAAGAGCGCGGTGGCGTTCCCGGCCGGCACGTAATAGGTGCGCGTCGCACCGGCGTAGGGGGCGCCCCACGCATAGGAAACGGCCTGCAAGCCATAGGGCGTGTTCGGGTTGGGCATGGGGGAGCCTCTCGACCGAGACGGACACGGAGCGGCCGGGATTGGCCGCCGCTACGCATGCCTGAGTGCTGGGTCGGGCTTGACTCGCCCTGGGGCCGAAGCCCCGCGGTGCGGCCGGTTACTCGGCCGGAGTGGCGGACCTACCGCCGTTCGTCGATGTGGATGCCCTGCTTCGGAACGTACTGGTTCTGGCCGACATTCGCACCGTGGCGCCCCTCCTTGATGTCGCGCAGCGTGCGCTCCCTCTGTGCCTGGGCGGCCGCCATGTCCTCCCAATACCACTGTTGCGGGATTTTCATCAAGTAGGCGTTTTGGCCGCCTCCGCGCTCGCCCTTGCCGACGTTCCGGTGCAGCGGTTCGCCGGTGTCCTGGTCGAGGACGTGCTCGTAGCCGGCCTTCTTGGCGCGACCGATGCGGCCGGGGGTATCGTTGAACCAGTAGAGCCGGAAGCCGGGGATCGGCGGATGCGCGAGTTGCTGTTCCTGGCTGCCGAACGGCTGGCGATCACCGGAGGCCATCGGCGCCGGCGTGGCCGTGGCGGCAAGACGCTGGGCATCCGCGATGGCGCGGGCGCGGGCTACGTTCTCGTCGAGGGGAACGCGGCTACGGCCTTCGAGCGCGGCGGCGTCGGCCTTCTCGGTCTCAATGTGCTGTTGGGCTGACGGCATTACGGCCTTCCTTTCCTGGCCCGAACTTCCTCGGTCGGAGCCATGCGATTTACTTCCTCAATCGACAGCGGCTTGCGCCAGTGCATTGCCTTGGGCGACACGCCGAGAGCGGCAGCCATACCGGCGATATCCTCAGGCACGAACGGCTCCGATGTGCCTACGCCGCGCATGATCCTGTCGCGCATCGCCTCCATCTTTCGCCAGACAGTCGGACTCCAACGGAGCACCGGAACCGGAGCCTGCCGCGCGGGATCGTGAGTTGCGATACTCAGATGCCACAGCGGCCGACCTCCGGCATAGACCTGTCATTCCATGCCGATGTTGACGGTGAGGCACGCGGTCACCCATCGCTCGGGCGCCCAATAGTGGCCCTGGATAATCTGGCGCTCGGGATCGAATACCGGATGCGCCAGGGCGAATTCGACTTGCTCACGCATCACGCACTCTCCTGAAACTGATCCCAGTAGCTCGCCGCCCACTCTTCCTTCGTCAGCGGCTTGCCCTTCCCCTCCATCGCCTTGGCGTATTTCGTGAAGGCGGCCTTGCTGTCGGACGGCATCGCCTCGAAGCTGCGGGTGCCGGGACGCGCCGGCCCGCGTGGTGCGCTGCTGCCTGACACTGCGGCCGGCTCCTGTCTGCGGGGGTTGTCGTCGGTCGGTGGGTCGGTCTCGGCGTGCCCGTTCGGGCGCGGCGCGGGGCGCGCGGCCGGCGGGATGCGCTGCGGGTAGAGCGCGCGCATCGCCTCGGTGACGCGGTCCAGGTTCTCGGCCACCGTCAGCGTCGGCTCGGTTTGCAGCAGCCCGGTATGGATGTTCATGGCGTAGTTCGCCAGATCGGTGCCGGGCTGATACCATGGGTTGCGCGCCGCCCATTGCACAGCCTCGGGATGCGGCGCGGTCGGTGCCGGCGCGGCGGGAGCGGGCGGCGGCGGCTTCGGTGCCGTGCGCTCGACCTCGGCAATCTCGCCGTCCAGCTTGTGCACCGCCGCCTTGTCGCCGGTCTCGATCGCGGCGTCGCGTTCCTTGATCAGATCAGCCTTCGCCCGCTTGTAGGCCCGCTCGTCGCTGGTGCGGAACCGCTCGGTCAGGTCGGCAATGACGCCGGTTGCCTGTTTCAGTTCGCCGGACACCTCGGCGAGTTTGCGCTCGGTTGCCCGGTAGCGCTCGCGGATGACCGGCAATTCGGTCTCGCCGCGGCGCACGAATTCCTCGGCATCGCGCCACGCCGCCTCGGGACCGCGGTATTCCTCCTTCGGCTTCCAGCCCATCGCCCGGGCGCGGGATTCGATGTCGGTCTGGGCCGGCGGCTCGGGATCGAGCGCTTGCTGCGTGGTCGTTGACATGCCTCAGTCCTTCCTGTTGCGCGCCGCGCTGGCGACGAGCCGATCGGCCGCGGTCGCGCCAAGCGGGCGGGCTATGAGCACGTCATGGACCCCGATACCGGCGAGTTGCTGTGCGAACCGCAGCGCCGCCGCCTTGGCCTTCGCGCCAGCGATAGCCATGCCCATGCCGCCGCCGATGCTGCGCGCGCTGACCAGCCGGTAGAGTTCGCCGTCCATGCCGGCGTATTCGTTGCCGGCATATCGCTCGAAGCACACCCGCGAGCCGACCGGACGCCCCTGGCCGGGGAACGCATCGGAGCCGAGCGCGATCATCACGCCCGTGGTGCTGGAAAGCGTTTGCCGGTCGCGCTGGTCGTCGGGGAGAAGGATGCCGCCGGCGGTCTTCGCCAGCGCCGCATCGACCAGCACCAGCACCTTGTCGCCCCACGGCTCGATGCCGCTGCGGTTCTGCCCGTCCCACTCACGCAGTTCGAACTGGCCGTGTTGGGAGGTGAGGACGCGATCCTTCATGCTGCGTCCGCCACAGCGATGTGGTCCGGACAGATTATCTCGCCCCTGTGGGTGTCGATTATCCAGCCGCGGCGTTTCGCCTGCGCCACCAATTCCGCTTCGGAAGCGGCGTCCAGCTTGAGAGACTGGCCGCAGTGATCGCATTGGCCGATCCAGTGGGTGGGGTCGCGGTCCTTCATGCAACGACCTCGTAAATGTCGGCAAAGATGTCCGGCTTGCACGGGTAGATTTCGCCCTTGGTGCCGCGGATGATCCAGTCGTCGAAATTGCACGCCATGCGCCCTTCCATGGTCGCAATGTAGCAGGCGATGCCATCCGGCCCGTGCATCTCAATGCCGGTTCCGGCAGGAGCCTCGACAGCCTGCTGCGCCCATTCTGGCCACTCCGGATGCCCATCGGCGGCGAACATCGCCTCGGTCATCTGGAACGCCTCGATTACGACCGGCTTTTTTCTGTATCGGGCCATTAAGCGGCAGCCTTTCCTGATTCCTGAGCGTTGCTGACGAGCAATCTGCTGTAGACGGCGAACAGGCGCAAGGTGATGTCGGCGCGCGTGCGCGGGTCGTTCATCATGCCGGCCTGGTCGATCGCAACGAATTCGCCCTGGGCGAGTTCGGGCCGCTCGCGCCAGAACAGCACCTTGCCGCCGCGCCCGTCGCTGTAGCGCCACATCTGGGTCAGCCACGCCTCGGCCGCCAGGTCCTCGGTCGCGAACCACGCCGGCATGCGGTCGCCCTCGGCTTTCGGGCCGCCGCTGGTCATGACGACATACGGTTCGCCGGTCGGCGCACGGCTCATGTCGCGGCGTTCGGGCAGCTTGTCGTCCACGAGGCCCGCCTCATCGCTGACCGCGAAGTCCTTCTCGAACGCGGCGACGGCTTCGGCGAGGGTCATTCGGGCCGCTCGGCCTCAACAAGCTCGAAACGCGGCGAACTTTCGAACATCCCAGCCTCTTCGCACCGGCGCAGATATTCCGCCTGCTGAATGCGGCGCCGCGCTCGAAACCAAAGCCCATCAAGCATCAGGCTACGTTGGTTCGCTTCCAGATCGGACAGGCTAAAGTTGCCCATCAGCGCTTGAGGATCAGGGGTCGGCATTTGCGCAGCCTGTGCGTCATTGCACTCGATTTCCTGAAAATCGAGCATTTCTTCCCACGACATCCCACACCGCTGGCAGCGATATGTCTTGGGATTGCGGTCATGCGATTGATTCCAGGACGGCTCCGTCACGGCTGCTCCCCCTCGATCCCGTAGAACTGCCGGATCGACGCCAGCGACAGCCCCTCGATGTCCCGGCACGCCAGCACCCGGCCTCGCGCCTCCCCTTCGCTTTCCAGCTTCAGCGTTCCCGCCTCCCAATCGGCGAGCATCTTAGCTCCCAGCATTTGCCGGTAGTCCGCCAGGAACCGCAGCAGCAGGCGGCTGACCGGCTGGTGGCGCCACATTTGGAACTGCTGCTCCGTTAGCTCCCGCGCCAGGGCCAACTCCGGCGATTCCGGCAACGGCTGAGGGGCTTGTCCCGGCGGGAGTGGATGCGTCGGCTCCGGCATTCATCACGTCCAGTTCATGTTTCAGCGATTGGAGGTGCAGGTCGTACCAGCCCTGGTTGACCTCGTGGTCCGCCTTGGCCGCCTGCGCAAGCTGGTTGATCGCCTGCGCCAGCCGCAGCACGCCCTGGCTGTAATCGGCCTGGCGCTTGTTGGCGCGTTCGGCGGTGTCGTTCGCGGCGCGGATGCCAAGCTCTTCGCGGCGCAGGTCCAGTTCTTCCTTCTGAAGCTGAAGCGTCGCCACGCCGGCGGCAATCTGCGGGTTCGGCGGCTGCGTCGGCACCAGCAGGTCGTCGGCATCAGGGAACAGTGCCGCGTCGAGCATCTTCAGCCTGATCTCGCGCGGCTTGAACCAGGGGTCGTCCTTGAATTGCAGCAGGAACTGCGCGCGCCCCAGCTTCTGCATGTCGGTGATCATCTGCGGGTCGCTCACCGGCTCGACGCCGGCGCCGGCCTGATAGTCCGCCTGGCTGATCTCGCGCCACTCGCTGCCGCGCAGGTAGCCCGACTGGATCGGCAGATAGAGCCGGTTGAGTCGGAACAGCTTGCGGAATTCCTGCTTCAGGCTGCGGTGGATCCGCTTGTAGATCGCGGAGAATACCTTGAGGCCCTGCTCGATCATCGCCAGCGTCGCCACGCCCGAGGTGTTGTCGCCGGGCAGGTCGCCGACCATCACGTCCTTGACCGCGGCGATTTCCTTGCCGGCATCGACCAGGAATTGCAGCAGCGAGAACAGCACCTGCGACGGCCCGGGAAACGGGATCGGGAACACGTTGTCGCGGATGGTGCCGCCGTTGGTGTTCACCGGCTTGTATTCGCCGACCTGGAAGCGCACCGCGCCGGTGTTCATCGACAGACCCGAACCGATGAAGCCGCCCCCGGCGTTCTGGAGGTGGCCGGCATCGAACATCTGATTGAGGCTGGAATTGATCGCCTCGTTGATCGGCCACAGCAGATGCCCGAAGCCGATGTCATACACGCCGCTGTCGGGCGACGGGATGAAGCCGTATTTCGTGTAATAGGGGATGGCGTCGATCTTGCGGATGCGGTGATCGTTCCGCGAGAAGAACACGCCGTCCATCTCGTACGCCGCTTTGATCCTGGCCAGCTTGCCGCTGTCCCGCGCCACGGTGACGATGTAGGGCTCGGGGTAGCCGTCCTCGTCCAGGTCCCACCGGCGGTGCTGCTCGATGAAGGTGCAGAGCGCGTCTTCGTCGGTGCCCGTGTCGTTGTCGGTGCCGTAGTCTTCTTCGAGGAAAATGCCGGACCGGATCGCGGTCTCGATCTCGTGCGGGTATTTGCGCAGGATCTCGGACTGGCGCGGCGCCGTCTCGAAGCTCTTGGCCTTGTAGTTCACGCAGAGGTCGACCGCCGTGACCGTCTCGCTCATGTTCCGCTGCACTGACGGATCGAAGTAGCTCTTGCGGAACATGCAGCCGACGATCGGCAGAATGATCAGCAGCTTGTCGGTCTGCGGCTCCCATTCCTCCTGCTCGGTCAGGAGTTGCCACGACATGTGCTCGCCGATGCGATCGGCGCGCTGCTTCTTCAGGCCCGGCGGCTGCCTCCAGACCGGCGAGCCGTCCTGGTTCTGCGCCGGCTGTCCAGTGCGGGGATCGATCGCCGGGATGCCGTTGTCCGGCCCATCGATGGTGCCCTTGACGACGTCGCGGTCGCGGATAATCGCGGGATAGGCGCGGGCGGCGAACTGGATGCTGGCCGTGGTCAGCAGCGGGTAGATGATGTTGCTCGCCATCGGCCATGGATAGGTCTTCGGCTGGGTGACCTGCATCGCGAATTCAAGCCACTTGTCGTATTTCTGCTTCCAGTCCGCGCGCGATTCCTCGTCCAGATTGTAGTCGAGCAGCACGCGGTTGCTGATCCGGCCGCGCGTCTCGTCGTCGAGTTCCTCCGCAATGTTCGGGCTTTCGATCCACGCGCGAAGCTGGTCGGCATGGTCCATGTCCGGGCGCGCGGTCTCGTCGCTTTCGGCCTGGCGCGCGTCGGCGTCGTCGGGCAGGTCGAGCGCAGGCGGCCGCGGCATTCCGGTGAGGCCGGCGAGTGGTGGCGGCGCGCCTGGGGACGGCGGGGCGAGCGTGGCGCTCATGCGTAACGCACCCACATCCGCTGATACGGTAACAGCATGAACCCCGCCGCCTTCAACGCATCGCGGTTCAGCCTGAAATTAACGATCGTTTCCTCGGTGATATAGAACGTGCCTGCTGCCTGAATTTCAATCTTCGGCAAGAGCGGAACGACGACCGCGCCGGTCGCAACGCCGAGCAGCAGCATGCGACGGCGCGTCACGCCGCCACCGTATCCGCCAGTCCGAACCCACGGATCAGCGGCAGCCGCCGCCGCTTGCCGGGACGCACGCCGTTGTAGCGCAGCACCGTCGCGCGCGCGGCGATGTGCGGCAGGTCGCAGCCGTGCTTGCCCCGATAGCCTCCGGCAAAGACCTCGATCTCGTTGGCCTCCAGCGTCGCCAGCTTGCGCGCGGTGACCGCAACCGCTTGGCCTGGGCCGGCCTGCCGCGCGATGCTGGCGAGGTAGTTCAGGACGCTGCCGGCGGACAGGTTCGTCGCGTTCAGCCGCACCAGATCGCGCAAGGGCGCCGGCAGGGCATCGAACGCGGCCATCTCGTTCTCCCGCGTGTCGTAGGTGGTGCCGAGGCGGTTGGTGGTGTTGGTGCCCTTCATGCGACTGCCTTCGCTGCCCGCTTGGCCGCGCGCCGTTCCCGCCGGCGCTTGTTGGTCATCAGCCGCTTCAGTTCCTTGCGGCGACCCGCGATATCATCGGCGTCGGCCGCCGCCTCGGAGTACCGACCACCATTCGCACGCCAGCGACCGACAAGGGTCTCGGCGACGGGAGCCAAGACCTGCGGGATCCCGAGAAAGGAACTGGTGCCCATCAGTCCATCTTCCCCGTCGCAAGCCGAAACTCGCCGCAGAACATGTCTTTCTGGACGGTGGGGAAGCTCGCCAGCGTGACCGGCATCATCTGACCAGCACGGGGCGGCGGTGCCGGAACCATCATGATCGTCGATTGCGGCGGATTGCGGCGGCACACCATGTCGCCATCGCGGAACATCCAGCGGCAGCGCTGGCAGGCCGGCTTGAGGGCGTTCAGGCTCTCGGGGAGGACGAGTGCGGCGGCTTCGCTCATGCTTCAACCCAATCCGGCACGATGCTGATTTCCAACGACGGATCGCGGTGCCATTTCATGAATGCGCGGGGGTCAGCGAAGTTTCTCGACCAATATTCGAGAACCCGCCGCGGCTCACTGTTCATCGTGGCGCCAACGCCACAACAGCCGACGTTCGGCGGATCGCCGTAGTGCATTTCCCTCGCTGGGATTGCCTCGGCAAAACGCGCGCCGCCGTAGCCGATATGACGGCTGAACGCCACAGGGAACGGTCGGTGGCAGCCCTGGCAAGTCACCTCGGCCAGCGCGACCTCATCGGCGTAGATATTCGCCACTTTGTCGGGCGCAAAGTCGCAGAAGCGCGGCACCGCGTACTCGTCCCACCATTTTGGTGCGCCGTCGAAAAGCGCCAGGATGTCGTCATAGGTGCAATTCATGCCTGCGGCTCCGTGACTGCCGGACTATAGCGACGGCAAGCGGCGGTTTGTCAACGATTGCCGCTCAGTAGCCAGTGACCGTGCTGCGCGTGCGGTCCTGCACCAGCAGGGAATCGCGGGCCATTTCATCCTCGCTCGGGCCACGAATGGTGCGCAGCGCGGGGCCGAACAGCCATGCTCCAGCGTAGGTGAGGGCATCCGCCACGTGGCTGTATTCGTTCTTGTCCGGCTCGTTCGTATAGCGCTCGCCGGAGACTCGCAGCCGCCGATAGTGATAGCCGCCCATCAGCGCCCGCCGCAGTCGCTTGCACCGCGGATGCAGGACGAATTGTGGCTTGCCGTCTGTCATGCTGTTCATCGGCTTGCGCGTGCCTTCGAGGCGGATCGAGAGCGTCTGCGGCGCGGGCTGCATCTGGATGCCCTTCGCCCACGCGATCTGGAAACAGGTCTTTTCGTCCGACTCCGCGCGCGACCGGCCGGCCGGATCACCCACGTCAACGAACTCGACGCCACGGAGGTTTCGGTTGCAGTATTCCAGCACCACGTCCGAAAACCGGTCTAGTCCCATTCCTTTTTGATCGATCGTGGTGGCGATCAATTCGTCGGTGACAATCCACCGGCCGGTCGCAGTGATCTGCGAGAACACGCACGCGGGGGTAAGGCCAAAATCCCAACTGCGGTACACTGGCAATTCGGGACTAAGCCGAGGCCACAGCCTCTCGTTTTCGGGACAATGTGTCGCATCGCTATAGTCGCTGAACACCGGACGACCGTCTACGGCGAAGCCGTACTCGCCTTTCAAATAGATTTTGATCCAATCTTCGCCCTTCCCGATGGCCTGCCGTTCGTAATAGGCCGGCGGCAGGTTCGGCAGGTTCTCCGCCTGGGGGCCAAGGCCGCTCGGCTGCTTGAAGCACTGCGCATATTGATCCGGTTTGATCGCCGGCATGCCGCGCTCGACCAGCGCCTTCGACATGACCTCGATGGCCTCACTGTGGTCGGTCTCCTCGAAGAACCGATACCAGTCGCTTTCGGTGTCGGGCGGGTTGGTATCCGCGATCAGCCCGAACCAGGACGCGCCGCCGTCGCGCATCGCCGGGAAGCGGCCGATGCGGCCCATCAGCGCGTCATAGACCGCCCACGGCACCTCGCGCCCCTCGTTGATCCAGCCGCCGGTGTATTCCGTGCTGAGCAGGTTGCCGACCTGGTCGGGGCGGTCCAGCGCGCGGAACTGGAACTCGATCTCAGCCGCAGGCTCATCCGCTGCGGCCTTGAGCGACCGGATCGTGTAGTTCCCCTTGGAAGGCAGCCACGAGCCGTGAATGTGAGGCGGGAACCACTGCAAAAAGGTGCGGATGGTGGAGTCCTCGAGCTGCCGGTTGGTGTTGCGGATCACCACCCAGCGCGACCGCCGCACGCCGTCAGGGCCGGGCCGTTGCGCCACCCCGCGCTGCGCCAGGTCCCACACGCACCCGCTGGACTTGCCCCCGCCGAGGGGGCCGACGAGCCCGCGAATGAACGCGTCGGATGCCATGAACCGGCTGATCGTGGGCATCGAGCGGCAGGAATAGGCGACGGTCATTTCACCAGCCGACCGCGCTCAGGTGGTATTTCCCGCATGTCGGGCAGCGATAGAGCTTGCGGGGCCGCTCCTTGCGCTTCCGGCGCGCCACCGTCGCCGCGAGGTTGTAGCTCTCGAATCCCACCTTCCCGAAGCATTCCGCGGCCGCGATCTTGGCCGCATCCTCGCTGGAGGATTTCAGATAGGCAGGCGGCATTACCGATTGACGCGGCCGATCCCCGAGGCAACCGGGGTGCTCGGGCCGCCATCGCCCGGCCCGATCTGCCGCGATCCGATGGGCGCGATCTTCACGACCGGCATTGACGGCGCCGGCGGTTGGTAGGCCATCGGGTCGTTCGGGTCCTTGAACGCCATGACGCCGCTCGTGGGGTCAGCCATCGATCCGTCCTCCATGCATGAGCGCTTGCGGTAGCAGTAGCACCCGCCTCTCGGCCTCGGTCAACTCCCATTGGCGCGCGAACAGTTCCCATGCGGTCATGATCTGGGCGCGGCGGTCGTAGGGCGGCTGCGGGCGAGGCTCGCCGAAACACGCTGGCCAATCGATCGCCCGCATCCGCTGCGCGAGGCCAGGGCAATACTGGACCGAGGCGCGCGGCGACGGCTGGGCCGCGTTCACCGATCTGCCGGCGGGTGATGCGCGTGGCGGCCGATCGCCGGGTATTTGGCGGCCACCTTCTTGCGGACGGCGGCTTTCTCGGCTGCGTCGCCATGCTGCGCGACCCTGGCGAGCGCATTGCGGGCGTGGCTGGCATCGGGAATCGGGTAGGAGCCAGCACCCTTGCCGCCCGGCCCCTTGCCCTTGCCAGGCAGCGCGAAGTCCTTCCTGGGCAGCTTGCGCCGATCGGCTGCATCGAGCTTCGCCATCGGTCCTCCTGCCAGCGCCTTGGGCGCGCTACCCGTGGTGATCGGCATTGACACGCGGCCCATATGCGTTCGCCTGCGCCACCACGCCATTCGCCTCGCGCTTGGCCAGCCCTTCGTCCCCGGTGCGCTTCAACGCGCTGTCGGCCACACCGGCCCACTGCCGCTTGAGCTTCGGCGTGCTGGCCTTGTGCGTCGCGGCGTGCGCGTCGGAGGCCGACCAGGGCATCAGGAACCGCCGTGCTCACTGCGCGGGCGAAACGCCGGGAAGCCGGCCAGTGCAACCTCATCGTCGCCACGCACCATGAAGCCGGCGCATGCCGAAACGGCCAGCAACGCCGCGTGACGGAACTGATCGCGGGAGAGGCGCGGCGGCTGAATAAGCAGGCCCATTTCATCGCGGAGGCGCAGCGTCGAGCGCTCCAGTTCGGCCGCCAATTTCTCCAGCGTCTCGCCGCTGATCGTCGCCATCAGAACCACTCCAGCCCCAGCCTATCCGCTTGCCGCGCGCACCAGCGCCACGCAGGCCAAGTCACGGCAACCCCCAGCGCGACGCCCAGCAGAAACGCCGCGACAATCACGGCACCAACCGATTGCGCCCAGGATGCGGTCGCCGATCCGTGAACCGCTTGAGGTCCGGCTTGCCCGTGACCCCCGCCAGAAATGCCGTCTCCTTGCGCATCTCGGCCATCACCTCGGGCGACACGACGGTCATCGACTGCCGCGCGCGCTCCTCTGGGGTGCCCATCGGCACGATGCCGCTGTCGAGATTCCAGTCGCCGTCGTCGCCGGGGTGCTTCTTCTGGGCCATGGGATGCCTACTGCGCGAACGGGGACCACGCACCGCCCTGAACGCGGCACTGGCCAGGGGAAAGCTGCCCGGAGGCACCGGCACCAGCGGCCAGCCACGTGCCCGGCAGCGGGTAGGGCGGCGGCTGCGGCGGATCGGGCTGCACCGGCGCGCCGCCCGCGGCCACGCGGTTGGCCTCGGTCTGCGCCGGCGAGAGGGGCGAGATCGCCATCAGGTCGACGCCGGCTCGACCACGAAGCCGCCAGTCGTCGCGAACTCACCCTGGACGCCGGCGTTGCGCGCCGTGATCGAATGCGTGCCGGCGCTGGCGATGGTGACGAGGCACGCCCAGGTGCCGCTGCTGATCGTCGGTGCGAGGGTCGCTGCGATGAATGCGCCCCCGTCCACCGCGGTCTCGATGCCGGGCGGCGGTGTTCCGCCATACGTGCCGGACAGCGTGAATGCCACGCCCGCAACCTGCGTTGCCGGGGTCTTCACGGAAAACACCGCGGGCAGCGGACCGGATGCGCCGCTGGCACCCGAAACCGCCCCTGTCGCCCCTGTGCTGCCCGACGCGCCTGCGGGGCCTGTGGCGGCTCCGGTGGGGCCGGGCGCGGGCACCTTTCCGCCCAGCGCGACGACCTCGGCCTCCAGCAGCTTCACGCGGGCCGTCAGGGCGGCGATGGCGGCGGCTTCGGCCGCTGGGGTCATGGAGGCGGCTTCTGCTGCGGCGGCCGCAGTGCCGGGCGGCTTGCCAACGCTGCGCACGAGGTCGAGCAGCTCGCGCAACCTTGCCTGGAACGCGATCGAGCGACCCTGGTTGCCCTGGACCTCGAGCGTGGTCGAGACGCCGTTCTGGAGGATTTCGACGGTGTAGAGGCCGGTCGGGTCGCCGGTGGACAGCACGCCGACGGCGTCGAGCGGAGGGCCGCTGAGGGTGGCAACCGGCGCCGTCTGGCCCGAACCCGTGGCGCCCGTCGAGCCGCTGGCACCGGAGGCGCCGGTCGGCCCGGCTGCGCCTGTCGCCGCTGGCGGTCCGCTGGCGCCAGAGGGACCGGAAGCTCCTGATGCGCCGATAGTTGTGCTCACGCTGGCCTCCTCGTCGGACCTGCCGACCGTTTCGCGATCAGACGTGGTGCGGCCGCTTGCCCCTGGGCGCGGTCATGTGGTGCGCGTGCGGGTGGTGATGCGGCCCGTGGTTGCTGTGGTGCGTCGCGGTCATCGAGTCGCGGCCCATGTGGATGTTCGGCGGCCCGCTGCGCTCGCTGTCGGACAGGATCGTGCCGTTCGGCTCGCCCTCGGGATGGTCGATCTTGCGCCGGCCGGGATACTCGGAAACGCCGAAATCGTCGCCCATGCCGGGAACCTTGCCGGTCATCGCCATCCCCTTGTGCTGCCGAATGCCGCCATCGTCCTTGATGCCCGAGCCGGGGCCGTGGTCGCGCGCTTCGGTCGCCATGATGTCCTCCGTCGGATTTCAGGATCGGCGCGGTGCCTGGGGCCGAGTGCGGGCGGACAATGCCGGAATTGCCGGCGCGGGGCAAGCGTCGCGTAATTGGGTGAACCGCAGCATTCGAACCGCCGGGTTGATTTCGCCGCAATCGGGGCACCTTTCGCCCAGCAGCGTGGCGGCGACGTCGCGCGCCGTCGGGGCGACATAGCGGGCGCTGGCGACCCAGGACCGCCGGCAGCGGTCGCAGCGCAGTTCGGCGTGGAGGGTCGTGTTCATCGGGCGCCTCCGAAAGTACTCCCCCACGCGCCCGCGGTGAAGAGCGCGCCCGCAGCAGAGGTACTGACGGTGGTGTGTACTGGGGGGTTGCCAGTAAGCATTCGCCGGGCGAAAGTGACTTGTCAAGTGGGGAGCGTGTTCGGTGGCGAAGATGAACTGGGACCGCGCCCGCGTGCCAAGGGCCGATGCACCGGTCCCGCCGACGCATGATCACGCGAAGCTGGTCGCCCGGTATGCGCGCGAACTGCGGTCCATGAGCACCCGCGATGTCGAGAGGATCGCGAAAGACAGCCGGAACAACGCGGCGCATCGCGCTGCGGCGTGGCGCGACCTCGGCTGGCGGCGGTAGCCGGTCAACGTCACCGCTCGACCTTGAGCACGAACGTGGTGCCGGGCGCGACCGGCTTGCCGTCGGGGCCGAGTTGCTGGTGCTGCTCCACGAACATACCGAGCCGCCGGCCCATCTGCGTGAGGGCGGCCACCTTGTCCCACGCGCGCAGCTTGTGCACGTGCTCGACCTCGACCGGTTGGCCCTCGACTGACGGGAGGCGCTTGGTCACCACCTCAACCGACGACAAGCACGCAGCCTCGTCCGCGCTCAGATCGTGGATTGGCCGCAGCGATCCGCCGGCGCCGAACAGCCTACGCATGTCTGCGAAGCCAATGCGGGCGAACTCGCGCATGATATTTTCCTGCGTGATTTCCGTGCGTTCGCTGATCTTTTGCGAACCGGCCTCGATCAGGGCGGCAATCTGAGCGTTTTTGAGCAGACGGTAGCCGGCCACGCCCGCGCCCGCCGGCGGATAGCCTGCCCGGATGGCGGCAGCCGACGCATTCAGATCGGTGAGATATTCCTTGGCGAACCGGCGCTGCTTGGCAGTGAGTTTGCCAGGCTTCCGGCCGGTTTGCTTGGCCGATGGCGATTTCCTGACCATTCCGGCTTGTAGGCTCGCGCTGCGGTCGGTTGCAACCCTTCCCTGCGGCCAGCGAAATTAATGCCGCGATTTCTGTTGACATTACCCACATGATGCGGCGATAAAGGGTTGCCGAGGGAATGGACCCCGGCGGATCGAGGAGCTTTCCGATGATTATTGAAACCAGCAGCGGCCAGACTTTCGTGGTGTGGGATGACCCTGCATACGATCACGCCTGGATGGGCCGCGCCGTGAAGCGTGCGCCCGGCGGGTACGCGTTCAAGGCGAAATCCCCGCCGGTGCTGGTGCGCAAGGCGGCAACCCGCGCGGTCGCGATGGACACCGCGCTCGAATGCGCCGCACGGGAGAGTTGAGCGATGGACGACGATTTTCGCGGCGACATGGACTTTGCGGAGCCCGGCGGTCGTTCGGTGCTGCGGAGCGTCCGGCGCGGCAACCCGCGCAACCTGCCGTGTCCGACCTGCAAGCAGCCGAACCGCCTGACGCCGCGGGATCGGTCGCTCGGCTATCAGTGCGACGAGTGCGCCGACCTCGCCGAAGGGCGCGGCTGGTGACCGTCACTGAGCGCGGTGCCGCGCTGGCCGCGCTCGGCTGGTCGCAGCGCTATTTCGCCGGACGGATCGGCTACAACGAGTCCTCCGTCCGTCGCTGGTTTCGGATCGGTGCCGACGCGCCGCCTGACATCGACCTGTGGCTTGCGGCCGCTGGCGGATGGATGATGGCGCATCCGCCGCCCTGCGCCGACGCTGACCGCCCCGCTGGGCGCCCCCGCAAGCTGGCGCCGCCGGCCGACACCGTCATTACGTCGGCGCCGCCCTTGGAGGACAGCCCATGACGCTTCTCCCGATTGCCCTGGTCGTGGCGGCGCTGGCGGTGATGGTGATCGCCGACACGCTGCGGCTGCGGAGGGAGCGCTGATGGCCGACCGGTTCACCGATCGGGAATGGTCGGTCGCCCAGCGGCTCTACGCCGAGTTCGTGGGCTACGATCTGGCCGCGCGACTGCCGCTGCGGTGCCAGGGCGTCTACCAGCAGCGCCAGTGGCTCGCGGTCGCTCGGCTGGCAGCCGAACTCGCCACGGGGCCGGCGCTGGACGTTGACATAGAAGTCAACCGGCCGGTGCGCGTGGGCTTCGACGACGGGATTACGATACCGGGGATGATGCGGGCGACGCTCACCGACGGCTAAGCCTCGCTCCACCAACGGTCCATCGGCACTGACGCGCGATCGGCTGCTGGGTCCGTCGGGCTCGTGTACCGCCCGGTCATCGGCTCGAACACGAGTTCCGCCACCGTCCCGCGCTTCGCCCAGAGGCCAGAGCGGGATTTCCATACGTGCAGCTCGACGCGGTTGAGCGCCGGATCTGGCGCGTGCACTGTGAGGCCGAGGTCCGCCTTGTTGGCGAAATGCGCGCTCGCCGCGGCATCATACGGCCCCGGCGCCGAGCGTTTCTCGCCAGGCTTGAGCGCAACCGGCTTGCTCGGGTGCACCACGACCCAGATGTTGCAGCCGTAGCGCAGCCCGAACGCCTTCCAGCGTTGCAGGAACCGGCCGTAGTAGACTGTCTCGCGGTCGTCCTTGCCGTCCTGCGCCACCTCGTTCACGGGGTCGATAAGGAAATCCGTGGCACCATCGCGCAGCACCGCGGCGGCAGCGCGCTCCAGCAGCCAGTCCATCGTCGGCGCCTGTCCCTCGGCGTCGCAGACCACCATCGTCATGCGGTCCGCGAGCCATTCCTCGGCCATGCCGATCTCGGCATCGTCCATCGTTTGCCAGCCCGAATCGCGGCGGGGGTAAAACGGCTTGCCGACGAAGACCTCGGCGCAGGACGCCGCGAACTGCTCCCACGGCTGCGACTCCGGCGAGAAGATCGCCCACCGGCGCGCATGCTCGGTCGCGGTGTGCACCGCCAGGAACCGCGTGAGGCTGGTCTTGCCCGCGCCGGGGAACCCCAGCACCACGATCAGCCTGCCATCGGCCGGCAGGCGCAGGATGGCGTCGCTCGCGCGCGTTCCGGTGGTCATCACGCTCGGCGCCGGCCGGCGGCGCAGCGCCATCAACGTGCCAGCCTCGATGCGGTGCAGTCCCTCGATCGGCCAGGGCTTCGCGGCGTCTACGTCGGCTGGCGTGAGCGGTTCGTCGGTCTCCGGCGCACGCTCGATGGTCCAGCACTTGTGCCGCCCCAGGCGCCGCGCCAGTTCCTCGCGCAGCGCGGGATCGGACACGGCCAGCACGTGCTTGATAACGCGCTCCAGCGCTTCCCAGTGCTGGCGCAGCGGGTCGACGTCTCTGCGCTCGCCCAGGCCGCCGAGCAGCGCGACCGGCGCGGCTACGCCTGCGTTCTCCGCCGCCTCTACGTCGGCCTCAGTGTCGCACCACACCAGCGCGGCCGCGCCATCGATCTCCGCGGCGTTGAACAGGACCGGGTCGGCCGCGCGACGCTCGGCCTCGATTTTCTGCTTCCGCTTCGCCTCATAGACGCTCCATCCGTCGCTCATTGAGGTAACTCCCGGAATGCCTGGTCGAGCGCTATTTCGTGCGCTTCGTGGATGGCGAGGCAGCCGCGTGCGCCCTCCGCAGCAGCCTTCACGACCACCGCCGGCTTGTTGCCAGCCACGGCAGCAACGACCGCGGCGCGGACGGCTCGCTCGTCCTCGTCGCGCCGCACTCGGGTCGCCGCGGCGGTATCGGCCATTGAGTGATGCAGCCGCGCGCGCAGCCCGGAGCGATCAACGATGACAATCGGCGGCAGCCGCTCGACGGCGGCGACGATTTCTGCAGACGCTTCGCCGGGACGCAGCAACCCGAGGGCTTCGATGGTGCCGAGCGTTTCGGCGAAGACGTGCATGTTCCGAGGATCGAGGAAGTGGCGCATCACACGCTGACCGCGATCGGTTTCGGCCGCTCGCTCGGCGTCGACGGCGGCAAGGCGTCGCCTGGCTTTGGAGGAAACAGTCCTATCCACCCTCGCTTGGTGCTGGTGTTGAGGACGAGCGCGATGTCGATGCCGGCTTTCCGAAATGCGTCGAGTTCGGCGACGATGAGCTCGATCGCTCGGGGCGTCGGGACGTTGCGGCGGCTGCGACGCATTTCGATGTAGCCGTCCCAGGCTTGCCGCGGCACCCAGTCCGGGGGTGCGATCACAACCGCAACTTTCCTCGCGCGCGCGATTGGTGGGTCATTGACGGGTACTGTGACGGGTACATTGGAGGGTACTGACGGGTTGGTGGCATGTGGTGCCGGCGATTTCGCACCACGTGCGATCGTTTCCGCACGTGATGCAGGGCGGTTCGCATCTGATGCAGGCATGAGCGGCATGACGTGCCGGTCATTTTCCCCTTCGTCGGCCTCGAAAGCGGCATGTGGTGCCGCGTCGCGGTCGGTTCCGTTCGCCAGTTTCAGGCGGTAAATCGTGCCCCGACTGCCGTGCGATTCGCGGGTGAGGAAGCCGGCATTCTCGATGGCGGTAATCGCATACCGAACGGCGCGGTCGCACAGTCCGGTGTCACGCGCGACTCGGCTGACGGCGGGCCAAGACGCGCCGTCCCGGTCCGCCAGATCGGCGAGACGGATTAGGACAAGTTTCTCGGTTCCCCGTAGCCGTACAGCCCACGCGGCGGTCACATGGAAATGGCTCACAGGGTCAGCGCCCCCGGCGGTGCTGGCGCCTCACTTGTGGCCGCGGCTCCGGCAGGAAACTGACCTCGGTTATCTGCCGGTGCGCGCTGGCGGTCGAATACGCCTCCTGCTCGACGTCGGACTGCGACGGGCCGGTGCCGAGCCATACGTTCCACGCGCGCAGGAAAGCGCGGCGGAGGCATTGCATTTCCAGGTATTCGGCAGAGAATTCCGCGTTGCTCTTGCGTTCCGGGAGCATGGCGGCTACATCGTATCCAGGCATCGGCGAGTTCCTGTCGCTGTTGCGGTGCGCATCGCCAGACCTCCCGGCGATGCGGACTATCCCCCGGGTGAAGAGACCCGGTTCGGTTCAGCCGGGCCTCCGAGTCGATGCGGAGGCCCGTGCCGTTTCCGGCACCCCGACACTAATTCGTCACGCGCCGGTTCGCAAGACCGATCCGGCGGTCGCCGCAGTGTGGAACTTGCGGGCGGGCGGACGCGGCTTCGATGGCAGCGACGGGCCGGTCCAGCGGGCAGCTTCGCCCGAGAACGGCGCATAGGTTTCGGGGGCGACCGGCCTGGCGCGCGGCAGCGGCACGACCGGCACGCGCCAGTGGCGGAACGCTGGAACGGCTGGACGAGGTGCCGGTGGTGTCGCGCTGACCGGGGCAGCCGGGGACTCTACCGACACCGGGACGGCCTCAGCATGGCCGGAACCGAGCGACTTGGCGACCAACGCGGCAGCCCGATCCCGCGCGTGCATGTACTGCAAGCCGCCCGGCCGGCGATCCACCCGCACGTCCGCCTTCCGCTCGTCGATCATCTTGGTCAGCACGATCCGTTCCAGCGCGTTGAGCGCCCAGGCCCACGGCGCGTCCTTGCCGCGGCGCGTCGCCACCGTCATCCAGGTTGCGTCCAGCTTCATCGGTCGGTCCTCCTCATCGTGACGCCCGCCAGCCGGGCCCGTGCTTCAGTTCGAACGGCGGCCGGCCGATCTTGGCGCACCGGGCGTTGATCCGTTGCAGGCGCCAGCGCTTCCGTCGGTTTGCCGTGCGTATAGCCGCCCCTGGGCACACGCGGTCGCCTCATGCCGAGTTCGTTGCCCCAAGCAAAGATTTGGGTTGCCGTCATCGGCTCACCCGGAAGCGCGTTCACCGCGTCCAGGATGCCGGACACGTGTCCGGGCACCGGGTAGAGCCGCAGCAGCATTTCCTTCCTCGCGTCGGTGCGCCACTCGCGACCGCCGGCCGGCTCGACCGTCGGATCGGTGGTATTGTCATGTGCATAGTTGGCCGCTTCGACCGGTTCGGGCCCGTTTTCGACCGCTGGCCCCTCGATCATCAGCGGCCGGCGCTCAGGCTCCGGCGACGGCGCGATCAGCGGGCGCTCGGCTTCCAGCGCGGCCAGGGCCTTGGCGACCCCTGCGGCGACCGCGGCAGCAAGTTCTTCGGTCTGCGCTTGCTCGTAATCCTTCTCCGTCTGTTCCCATTCGGCTTCTTTGGCCGCCTCATCGGCGATCTCTTTTTCGGTCAAAAGGCCGGCCGTCTCAACATCGCCGTGCAACCGCGCATCGACGACGGTCTGCATCGAGAGCAGATCGATCGCCGAGCGATACGCCTTCCGATACCCGGCCTCATAGCCCTGCCGAAACGCCGCTCGCTTCAGGTCCTCGGTCGCCTTCGCCATGATCGCGTCCAGGTCGGTCATCGTCAGTGGCGATACGCCGGCGTTCGTTCGTGGCACTTGGCGTGGTGCGTCGCGCAATAGCTCGAACCTTCCCGCCGCCGCGCATCACAGAACTTCGGCGGCCTCGGCGCGCGAGTGTTGTGCGGCCACATGGGGAATTGGCAGCCCTGGCGCGATGACAGCGGCACCGCAGCCGGACGAACCAGGTCGGGAGTATTGGGCGGCCGCCCCCTTGCCGGAGACGGTGCGGCGTCCGCCGCCGCCTGCAGCGCGGCTGCCAGCGAGCGGGCGCCCAGCCCGGGCCTGGAGCCGATGAATGGGGACTTCGGTGGCGGCATCGCGGCCTGCTCAGCGGCTGGCGTGGCCGCGCCCCCATCGGGCAGCAGTTGCACCAGCTTCGGCGCACGCGGACCGGTCAGCGGTTTCAGCGGCGGGGGCGGATTGGCCGGATTGTGGCGCTTGATCGGCGACGGTCTCGCCGGCAGCCCCATCCGGTTCGCATGACCGACCACGGAGTTTTTGGTGGTGCCGCAGCGTCGCGCGATCTCGGCCGTCGAATGTCCCTCCGCCCACAGCTTCTCGATATGCGCCCGGAGTGCCGGCATGCCGGGCGGCTTGGAGGACGCCGCTTCGGGAGCCGGCCGCGGTTGCGGAGTGTTGATGTCGCGGTCGAATGCGCGCACCGCGAACCGGCTGATACCGAGGATTGTCGCGATTTCGTCCTTGGCGCGGCTCTCGCGTTGCAGCCGCGCGACGCTTTCGCGCAGGAACGCAACGCGGGCGGCTCTTGCGCCGGTCGCGGGCGCGGTCCGTTTTGCGGTTAGCTCGCCCGCAACCGATCTAAGCTGCGGCCGCGCTGGCCTGCCGCCGACGATGGTCATGGGAGCCAGTTCATCCGCGTCTCGCCGAGCATGGTCGGGGTTGCAGCGTCCCACACGAGCCACGCGTACGCTGTCGAACGGTTCTGCGCTGGCACGTCCATCCCTCCGGGCGGCATCGACTGCCGGCTGCTGAACACCCACACGCGCGCCGGCGGGGTGGCGCGGAACATCTTGCCGCGCTCCTGGCCTTCGAGGAAGGCGAGCCGCTGGATGATCGCGACTTTCGCCGCGCCGAGCTTCAGCGCGTGCTCGACGAACCTCTGCGCGTAAACGAAAGGTGGGTTCGTCACGATAAAGGGGGCCAGGAGGTGGTCCGTTGCGAAGAAATCCACGAGGAAGCCGCGGCCGCTCCGATCAAGGATGTCGCTGCCCACGGCCTCCAGACCCCGCGCCACACATCGATCGGGGATATTATAGCTTCCGCACGCCGGGTCCCACACCACGCCATCGAACCGCTCGACGTCCAGCAGGGCGTCCACCGACGCCGCGCTTTCCTGGTGCCAGTCGTGGCTGTTGCGGACGTAGCCGGAACTGCGGGCGTTGCCCTTCGGCGTGGCCTTGATGACCTTCTCCCACCCGGTGAAGAAACTGTCCTCGGTCATGCCTTCACCTCCCGCGCGCGCCGCAACGCCGTGCGGAGCTTCTGTTTTTCCTTCAAAATACCGTTCGACCGCGGCGAACCGGCGGTGAACACCGGGCCCGTCACCTCGGGATGGTCCCATCGCAGGTGCCCCGACCCGCAGTGCCGCCATCGCCATCCCTGCTCTCGCGCCCATGCCGCCAGCGTGCGCAGGTCCGAGTTGTTCAGGCGTGGTGCGCTCATCACTGCCTCACGTAGCCGCCGGTGCGCCGGACGATGTCCGAGATGTCGAGCATCGCCATTATGGCCGGCAGCTTTTGCTCCCTGGTCGTCCAGGTCCGATCGACATGCTGGTGCTCCCAGGCACCGAAATTCAGCAACACCTGTATCTCCCCCTCGCCGGCGATGCCGCTGAAATGCGCCTTGGAATTGTAGCCCTCGCGCGCCCACGCCCGGCGCAGGCGATCGCGCTCGACCTGGTGCTTCTCGGCCGCGTCCTTCTTCTGCTGCTGGCGATCGTCTGTCATCGAAGGCTGCGCAGCGGCACGAGTTCGGCCAGCGTCGGCGCACGAACCACCTTCGGGGCGGGTTCAGGCGCGCGGACGCCGATCTCCGGCGGCTTCGACCGAGGCTTCGATTGGTAAGAGGGCAACCTGGCCGTCCGTGCGCGCTGACGCACCAGGCTCGCCTCGCTGCGGAGCATGCCGATGGCCTCGGCGCAGTCGCACCAGGTGCCGCCGCCAGACCGCACGCGCTCGATCGTCGCGTCCATGGCCTCGGTGTAGGGCCCGAACCGTCGCCCCTTGCTGGTCACGCCGCCCTCCGGCGCTCGCGAGCTTCCGACTGCCGCCGCGCGTACGCATGCAGAACCGCCGCGTCGGCCACGTCATCCGAGTCTGTGCGGATGCCGTGCGCCGCGCACCAGGCCAGCGCCGCAGCCTTGGCGCGATCGGTTCCGGTGCCCTTGATCTCGCGCCCCTTCGCATCTCGCAGGCCGAAGTTACCGCGCCCCAGCACGATCTTCCGCACATGGCTCTCGGTCTCGACCAGCGGCTTCAGGCCGTAATCGTGACAGCAGAGATACGCCACCGAGGCCACGCCGTTGAGCGCCTGTTCGGTGGTCTGCCCGGCTCCGAACTTCGGCCGACACCAAGCCAGCGTCGCCGGCGCGAATTCCTCGATCAGGTCGGCCAGCGAGTTGCGCACAGCGGCGTAGAGTTTCGGCAGGGAGGCCATGCCCGGCAGCAGGATCAGCCCATACGCCGGCGACCCGTCCAGCGGGCGCAGCGGGTGGCGATCGGCGCACCAACCCATCGCGCGTGTTGAGCAATCCACGGCCAGCAGCGCGGTCACAGGGGCAACGAAAGCTGGCGGCTGGCGAATTCGCGTTCCTGCATGAGGGCGCGCTCGGTCGCTTGGTCGTCGAGATATTTCTGCCGGACCGCGTAATCGTCTCGGTGGATTGCGGCCATGATCGGACACTCGAAATCGCACATCTCGGAGCCGGCTGCGCCGCATTGGCCGTCCGGCCCCATATGGCAATCGAAGCCGTCCATGTCGTCGTCGTCGGCCTCGAATTCCCATTCCTCGGGGTCGTCGCTCATGCTGCCTCGCAACGCAGGCGCAGCAGAGGCACGTTGTCGAGCAGCCAGCCGCTATGGCACCACTCGCGATCGGGGATGCCTGGCGGGGGCGCCGGACACCAGCACATGATGTTGCGGCCGGCCAGGAGTTCCCGGGCGGCAGCGAGTTCGGCGGCCGGCAGGTTGACGGCGAACTGCTCGACGGCCGTTTTGTGCGCATCTGCCCTACTCTCGAACATGCCGATCACGCCGCCTGTTGGGGACCGCACTTCCCACATCAGACACGTCGGATCGAACTTCACGCGCCAAGGATTGCCGAACCGCCCCGGCCGGCACACGCTGACGACGTTCGGCGGTGCGCGCCAGCCACGCTCCCGCTTCCGCTGGATCCGCTGAGGATAGGGCAGCAACGTGGTCATCCGTGCCAGTGCGGGCCGGCCCAGGCCCCGAAAGCGGTTGCGCCGGCGATCACCGCCAGCACCACGCAGAACAGCCGCGCCTTCGCCTCATCCCGCGTGTGCAGCGCCCAGGCGATCACTAGCAGGAACACGGCGCAGCAGGCGAAGAACGTCGCGAGGCCGGCGGCGAAGGTCACGTCAGTCGGCCGCCGCTTCCTCGACCTCAACGCCGGCGTCGGCGAGCGCCCCGGCGATTTCATCGTTCAGCGGACCGGTCGCACCCTTTGCGCGCTTCGCACGCGGCTTGCGCTCGGTGCTGGCGACCTTGGCGGTGTTGCCTTGGGCGTTGAGGTCCGATTCGGCGTCGAGCCACGCCTGATCCCAGGTCTGGAAATCCCGGCTGCCGGCCACGTGCGGGTTGTCCTCGCGCGAACCCTTCGCCAGCCGGCTATTCCAGCCATCGCTATGCACGACCGCGTCCTTGTGCCCCTGGCGAATGTCGGGATCGCCCTCCTCCCAAAACTCCGCCTGTTGCGCCGCCGGGTCCACGCCGGGCTCAAAAAGCTTGATGTTTTCCCAGCCGGCGTACCTGACCAGCGCCTCCAGCCGCAGCACGCGCTCGTCCTCGTCGAGCTTGCCGAGCTTCCGCAGCATCGACACCGCATCGAGGTTGGCGCCAGCGTCCTTGAGCCGCTTCAGCTTGGCCCTGATGCGGCCGACCGCTTTGTTCTTCTCGATCTCGTCGGCGATGATCTCGCGGATGATCGAGCGGTATTCATCGGCGCGCAGGCCGTTCGATCCGGCGTCGGTGAGGGGTTCGGCCATTGGCGGCTCCTTCAGTCGGTTGCGGATTGAGGCTCACGGCGCGCGTCGAGTTCGCTAAGCGCCACGCAAATCTCGTCCTTGACGCGCTCGAACGGCGCCATTTTCGCCAGCATGTAGCCAGCGCACAGCATCGTCGGCCTGCCGTCCTTGAGTGACTGGTGGCAGCAGAACGGCGCCGGATCGGTCCCGATGACGCAGTGCAGCGCTTGCACCAGCGTGCCGGCCATGCCGCTGGGGATCGTGCCATGCCGGAACGCGCAGGTCTTACAGCGGTCGGGGACGGTCGGACACTTCGGCTCCATCTCGTCGGCGATGCGCGCGAATGCGGCGCCGAGGATGCGACCGTGCGCAGAGGGCTGCTGCGGCGGCATCAGGTATCTCCATTTCGCCGCTGCATGAAGTCCTCGGCGGTGACTTCGCCAGCCGTCGCCTCTGATATCTTCCGGGCCGTTTCAAGGCGAGGACTGTTGACGCCGTTCGCCAGCTTCGACAGCGACGGCGCGGAAATGCCTACCTTCTCCGCGAGGTCGCGCAGCCTGATACGGTTCGCCGCGAGGTATTCCGACAACTGCATGAGCGAACCATAGGCAGGCGCCCGGCCCCGCGCAAGCAAAAAGATTGCCCGCCGGGAAACAAATGCTTGTAGGGCAACCGGGCCTGTGCCTATGGTGCGCCCGCCGATCAACGACACGCCGCGCCTCGGGCGATCACCAGGGGCCAGGATATGAAGATGACGAAGCAAATCACCGTCTCAGTCCGGCAGGTCTACGGCAACGAGACGATCTATCCGGCGTGCCCGACCAGCGTATTCTTTGCTACTCTTGCTTGCACGAAGACGCTGACCGACGACGCGCTGCGACTGATCGCCGCCAATGGTTACGCCATCGTGGCGGAAGCGCCCCGGCTGGTACGCGCTGGCATCGCGCTTGGTGCCGGCCGATGACCGCCCCGACACACCGCGGCCGACGCACGAAGGC